TAGGTAACTCCGATGGAGCACCTCCAGTAGCTGAAAAGACAATTACATGCGATGACTTATTAATCAGTTCAGCATTTGTCTATGAGCTAGACGAGACATTAGCACACTACGATCTACGTGGTGAGATCTCTAAGAAGATTGGCTATGCTCTAGCTGAGAAGTACGACAGACTTATCTTCCGTCAAATTGCGAAAGGTGCACGTCTTGCTTCACCAATCACTAAGTCAGGCTATGTTGAGCCCGGCGGAACACAGATCAGAGTAGGTACAGGTAACGCTACTAACGCTTACGATGCTTCACTTCTTCAAAACGCTTTCTACGATGCAGCTGCTGCACTAGATGAGAAAGGAGTTTCTACTGAAGGTAGAGTTGCTGTGTTAAACCCAAGACAATACTACGAACTAATACAAAACGTTGGTTCTAGTGGTCTTATCAACAGAGACGAGTCTGGTGATGCACTACAGTCTGGACAAGGCATCATTGAAATTGCAGGCATCAAGATCTTCAAGTCAATGAACATTCCATTCTTCGGAAACTACGGTACTAAGTACGGTTCTGCATCTGCAACAAACCCCGGTATCACAAGTCCCGGAAATGTAGGTTCATTCGTAGGTAGTGATTCTGAGTTAGAAGATGCTAGATCAAACGTGACTGGAATCCATAACAACTATGGTAATCACTCTGACTTTGAAAACAGCTGCGGACTAATCTTCCAGAAGGAAGCCGCTGGTGTTGTAGAAGCTATCGGACCACAGGTTCAGGTAACTTCAGGTGATGTATCCGTTGTTTACCAAGGTGACGTAATCCTTGGAAGACTAGCTATGGGTGCAGACTTCCTAAACCCAGCTGCTTGTGTTGAGTTAGTTGCTGGTGCTGCCCCTGCTTCAACAGGTAACGCTGCATTTGGTGACAACTATCCAACTAACGCTTAATTTTTATTTTTTATACGGGAGCTTCGGCTCCCCTTTTTCTTATGGCAACCACAACTATTGACATCGACACAGAACTGTCCGCAGTAAACAATATACTGGGGGCTATAGGTCAATCACCTTTAACAACTTTAAACTTTGATAACCCAGAAGTATCATTTATATACAATCTACTCCGTGATGCCAACGTAGACACGCAGGCAGAGGGGTGGCACTTTAACACAGAGAAGCATGTAAGATATACACCCGACTCTGTGACTGGTAAAATAGCTATAGGTAATGATATATTATCTATGGACGTTCATGATAATCATATACGTAGAGACTATAATCTCGTACGTCGTAACGGATATTTATATGATAAGCAAACTCACACAGATGATTTTTCTACAATAGATAGTATTGATCTTGATGTTGTACGATTATACAACTTTGAAGATCTACCTATTGTATTTAGGCGATTTATAACATACAGAGCAGCAGCAGCAGCAGCTACACAATTAGTTGCAAACCCTAACTTAGTTAAATTGTTAGGTAATCAAGCTGGTTTAGCCAGAGCAGCTCTACAAGAATACGAGTGCAACCAAGGAGATCATAACATGTTTGGATTCCCTGACGATAGTGCACATCAAACTTACCAACCTTGGAGAAACCTTAGACGATAATGGCAAGCGTAACACAAACTATCCCTCAGTTCTCACTAGGTATGTCAGAACAGCCTGACAACCTAAAGTTCCCCGGCCAAGTAACAGAAATAGTAAACGCTATACCAGATGTTACAAAAGGACTGTTTAAAAGACCGGGTGCTAAAAGAATAGGAACCAGTCCACTAGCTAATGTACAAAGCGGTGGGTCTTGGTTTCATTACTTTCGTGATGAGACAGAGGGATCTTACATAGGACAAGTAGCAGCTGACGGACAAGTTAGAGTATGGCGTTGTAGTGATGGACAACAGATGAGTACAGTTTATGGCACAGGAGGTCAGACTGCTATACAAAACTATCTAGCTACAAGCACACCAGAGAATCTACAGTTCTTAACTATCAACGACACTACCTTTGTTAGCAGTCGTGATAGTACTAACTCTAATACCATAGTAGGAGAGACTGGTACATCAACAGCAAGACCAGATGCACACTTTGCAATGCTGGAATTACTACGAACAGAAAACGGAAGACAATATGGTATTGATGTATTTAGAACTGCTGATGTCACAACTCTCACTCGTGCTACACGTATTAAAATATCAGCTGATACTTTATTTGAAGGTGATGGGTCAGGATCGTGTCCCGGAATCGGTACACAAGTATTTAGTGTTGACTCAGGTTCAAAGAAAAACTTAATATTTAGACTTAATATTCTAGGGCAGCAAGGTGTTAGCCCTAACTATAATGCAAGCAGCGATGGACCAGACGGAGATAACTACCAGTGCAGCTACCAAAGAGAAGTAGTATTACTACATGGTGGTGAAGGCTGGGCTGTAGGTGATACAGTTACAGTAACACTAGACTCTGCAAAAGGTGGAGGTGGTACTACCAAAGCACAGGCACAAACAACTGATGCAACCTATACTATACAGGTAGAAGAGGTAGAATCTACTCAGGTAAATGCTACAATTAGTAGTAATGGTGACGGTCTTGTACGTCCAGAGCCTACACCTTTTGATGCTCAAACAGCTGTAACTGCTGATACAATTATTGGTGGTATTATAGCAGATCTACCTAGCGGAATTACAGGTAAACAAATAGGTAATGGTATATATCTATCTAGCTCAAACTCATTCACAGTTAACATTGTAGAAAATGACTTAATGAGAGTCATGCAAGGTTCAGTAAATGATGTACAAAACTTACCAAACCAGTGTAAACATGGGTATATAGTTAAAGTATCTAATGCTTTACGAGCAGAAGAAGATGATTATTACCTAAGATTTGAAGGTCAAAATGATAAAGATGGTAGTGGATCTTGGACTGAATGTGCAGAACCGGGAATAACTACAACGCTTACTAACATGCCTTTAGTTATACAGCGTACAGGTACAACTACATTTACTGTAAAACAATTTACTTATGGACAACGGGATGTTGGTGATACATTTACTAACCCAATGCCATCATTTGTAGGTAAACGTATTAACAAGGTACTATTCTTTCGTAATAGATTAGCACTTTTAGCAGGCGAGAATGTTGTTACATCTAGACCGGGTACTTTAGGAGAACCTAACTTCTTTATTGAAACAGCTCTAACAGTATCAGTAGCTGACCCTGTAGATATATCAGCTGCATCTATGTTTCCATCTGACTTGTTTGATGGTATAGAAATCAATGCTGGTTTACTTGTATTTAGTACAAACCAACAGTTCTTATTAGCATCAGATGATACAGTCTTTAACCCTGACACAGCTAAACTAAGAAGTATAGCTACATTTAATTATAACGAAAACATGGCTCCTATATCTCTAGGAACTACAGTGGCTTACATAGATAACTCTGGTAAGTTTAGTAGATTTAACGAGATGGCTAACTCAGCACGAGAAGGAGAGCCTAATATTATAGAAGTTAGTAAAGTTGTTCCTACATTACTACCTAAAGATATAGACTTAATAACTAACTCTAGAGAAAACTCTCTTGTATTGATAGGTAAAACAGGAACTGACGAAGTGTTTGGTTATAAGTATTTCCAGACAGCTGAAAAACGAGTGCAAGCTGCATGGTTTAAATGGAAGCTAAACAATCCATTAACTTATCATTTTATTATTAATGATGAATATTTCTTTTTAGATAGTGATTACTATTTACAAAGCATTAAGCTAGTACAGGCTGACTCAGATCCTAGTATAGTACAGGATAATGTAGACTTCTTATTACATTTAGATAACCATACTACTGTAAGTGGTGGTAGCTACAGTGCATCTACAAATCTAACTACATTTTCTAGTGTTAGTTGGTTAAGTTCTGTAACAACACCTAACCACGATCTAGTAGTAATTGATACTAATACTAACTCAACACGTCTTGGTCGTTATGCTAAACCTACAGTCTCAGGTACAAGCTTTACTTTACCCGGTAATTGGTCTAGTGCAACACTTACGATAGGTTACATATATCCATACCAAGTTAAGATACCAACACTTTATCCTACTAAAATAGACGGACAACGATCTACAGCAGACGTGAACTCTTCTCTTGTATTACATAGAGTCAAGTTTCACTTCGGTAAGATAGGTCTATATGAAACCACACTTGAACGTGTAGGTAAAACAGATTATACAGAAGTATATGAGTCTACAGAACTTGACGAGTACGACGCATCTGATGCACCATACTTAGAAGAGTTTATTAAGACTATTCCTGTATATGAAAAGAATACAAATGTTGAGATAACACTCAAATCATCACACCCTGCCCCGGCTACATTAAGATCAATGTCATGGGAAGGCGATTACTCACCCAAATATTACCGCCGTGTATAACATACAACTTACAGAAACAGAACTTAGATACTTTTATTGGAGAATGAAAACCAATAAATGGTATGAACCATACACTAAAAGAGGAATGACTCAAGTGCCATGGGAACCTTGGATGGCAGATACAATAAATAAACTAGAACCGATATATGAAAACCTCAAGTAAATACATTCACCCAATAACTTTAAAGGCTGCCCTAGAGGTGGCCTCTAATTTACGCTCAGACGACTTCAGAGAGCTCTCAGACGGCCATGGACTAGATCCACTATTATATCTAGCCGCCATGTCTGCTGACCCCTCTGCGGTCTATTTTACGGCTCCTAGCGGCAAGGCTGCTGGTGTGGCAGGCGTAGGAGACAAGGGCGATATTTGGATGCTTTGTACAAATGAAATCCATAAAGTACCGATTTTATTCTCAAGACAGGCAAAGCGGTTTGTCGATAGCCGTACGGAACCTTTACTTTGGAATATAGTTGACAGTCGAAACACAGCACATTTAAAACTGCTGAAGTTTCTTGGCTTTAAGTTTTTACGTAAGTTAAAACATGGGCCGAACAATGTAACATTTATTGAATTTTGCCGTGTGCATAGACGCTAATGCTGGAGCCAGAGCTGCTGCCAGACAAAGAAACAGAGAAAAACATGCTATCTTTGCTCAGAAGAAACTACAATTCTTTAACAAAGAGACAAGTTTAGCAAGAGCTCAAAACAGAAATGTAATAGGTTACAGTCGTGACCTCAGTGATGCTTACGTAAGAGCTATTTATACTCAAGGTAAGGGTCGCTTAAGAAACCAACAACTCGTTGCAGATTACTTTGGTAAAAAGAAAATTAACGAGGGTGGTAGAAGTAAAACCTATGGTAGAAAACAGTACCAAGGTCTACTCAGAAAACAATCAGAAATCGAAGGAATCACACGTAACATGTTTGGTCGAAACATGGCGTATGCTCAAGAGGGTGCAAGACGTAAGTTCCAAGCTGCTAATGCCGGTGCTAGACAAAAGCTAGGTGTACCAGCTGCATTTGGAGCTCCAGTTATGTTACCTCCAACAGATAGACTAACAGGTGCACTAAGTATTGGAAGCCAGATAATGGGTATAGCTAGTGCTGGTTGGGGCCCTAATGGACTATTCACTTAATAATTATGACATCATCATTTCAGAACGTCGTTGGTACGCCACGAGATGCAGTTCCTGATATAAGTAAGACTAACTACTTAGAGACAGCCCCGGATATGACTGAGGCTGTCAATGCACAGATTGACGAAAACATCAAGGACACTAAACAGTTCTTCGATCAGATGGTAGAGCTAGAAGAACTAGCGGCCAGTAAGCTGGATAAAAGGTTAGCTGCCATCGAAAGTATAGTAGGCTCAGTCGGCTCTATACTGAAAAAACGTAAAGCCGACCAAGCTAATGAAATAAGTAAAATATTTGCTGACCAAATAAAAGGAACAGTAGATGACGCATCTGAAGAGTATACTGCTTTTAAGAATAATCTAAATTTAGAAAATTCTAAAGCTACTGGAGCTATAGATGCTGATACTGATTTAAAAGAATTTGAAAAATACGTAATTAAATACGGACTTTTATCAGAAGAGGTAGCAGACTTAAACCCTAGACAAAGAGTTAAGTATTACGAAGATAAAATCCCAACTTTAGGTGATGCACTAAAATCTAATGGAGCTTTAGATTCCACAACTACAGCTGAATTTTTAGAAAGGGGTGACCAAGGCATACTATCTTGGGTTAGGAGCATGGTCTATAACGAAATAGAACAGGGAAATGATCCTACTAATCCTCGATTTGTACGTTTAGTTATAAAAGAATTAGGACCACTACTTAAAAACCAAGTAAAAACACAGCAAAAATCTTTTGAAAGCACGCTAGTTAAACGCTATCAAGCAGAAGAAATGTATACTTTTGACACTCGTATTATAGAAAGTGTTAAAGGTGCTGTTATACGTAGTGAGCAAACAGGTAAAAGACTTGATGATACACTTTATAAAGACGAAGGTGTTATACATCAGATAGCAGAACAAAAGTTTCAAGGTGACAGACAAAAGGCAACAGATTATGTTTTTGAGCGTATCGCAGAACTTGTTAAAGATGGTGATATTTTTCCTAACGAAGCTAGGGAAATATACTCTAACTTACCATACGAAAGAGATGGAAAGGTATATGACAACTATCAAGCATATGTTGACAAACAAACAGATGGTACAGGTTTTAAAGCTAGAGCTCAAGGCAGGGTAAGTAGATTATCTAAAGCTTTGCAAGACGTAGAAAAAACAATGGCTGATAACGAAGATGCCGCACGTATA